CATTGTTTGCAAACATACCATAAAGAGTTATGTCAATGTTATATGGTGCTGGTGCAAAACTAGAGCGTAAAGCGTTGTTACCAGAACCGATTGATGTAATACGATTCTGTTTATTCATTGCTCTTGCAGAATCATATGAGAAACCAGTGATTTCAAAAGCAAGTCTTGGAAGGACAGCCGCTAAACCTCTGTCAAGATTTGCATCTTGTCTGATACGAGCAAGATACTTTTCTTTTGGACCGTATGCAATAGGAACACGAATAGTCTGTATAGCAGTTCCAGCACTATTATAGCGAACTACATCAATATCATTGAACATATTACCAAACATGATAATATATTTTCGGATTGCACTATGATAATCAAATTGTCCAAACATTACCAACTACCTCCTTCAGAAAACGGATTGCTTTCAGAGAAGTCAAGGAATGAACCAAGTGAACCAGTTGACCGTGTTTCTGCTTGGAAGTATTCGTTATTAGCAGTAGTCTTAATGCTATCAACTCTGTAATCTTCCGCTATGATTGATGAGCCATCTTCAAATACAAGAATATTACTTGCTTCATCAAGCAACTGGAAGTCTTGCATAACAGCAGAATGGTCTGTCTGCAAATCATCAATAGCGGCAATACCTGTATCAAGTCTTTCGTGTGAGTATTCAAATGCTTCACACTTCAAATCATATGTCTGCAACTCACCCATTTGATAGAAGACTGCTTCATCCTCAACAAACTTAATCTCAAATAAGGTTGATGTAAGTGGGAAATAAATCAAATCGCCTTCTAGTGGACGAGTTGCATTTTCACCATCTTCTTGTGCAATTAACTGTGTCTCATCAACCTCTTGTTTCCATCTTCTCTTTGCAACAGTAAATGTAATTTCGTCACGAATCTCCACATTAAATTTAGATAGGAAGTCACCCTCTCCTTCAAATCCTTCAACATTCTTGATATACATTTCAAGTTCATATGCTTCATCAAATTTAGACAGCACATCTTCTCCAAAGAGAAAGTCCTCTTTGACTAGTGTTCTTGGAATATAGTAACAGTCATATCCATATATCTTGATAGACTCAATAACTAAGTCTTCAAGTAGATTTTGCTGTCCAAAATGTCCAAAGTTATTGAAGTAGAGATTTGTTGCCATTAGTCATTTATCCAATCATGTCCATTACAGGCATAGAGAATTTAGAAATAATTTCTTCTTCCAGTCTTTTGATTTCTTCGTCTGCTTCTGACCAGATTGTTTGACCATTGAATGTTACACCGCCAGGCAATTGCATACCTTCAAACTTCTTGAGATTCTCACCCCACTGTCTTTTGAAGAGTTGTGTGCAATAACCACGCAACCAATAATCACCCCATACTTGTGTGTATGTGTCGGGGTCAATAACACGATAGCATTCGATAATGAGATACTCGCCTGCTGTTACTCTCGCTGACCAGTCCATATCAATGTATAGTCTGTCCATATGACGAGAGAAGCGTAATGGTTGCTTACCCACAAAGATTTCTTCCATAAGAGCGATACGCTCCATAGAGGAAACATAGTTTTGAAACTGAGAATGCGCCCAGTCATAAATTTCGTTGAGTGTAATCTGATAACGCAAGTTGAATAGATTGTTTGCGTTTAGACCTGTTCCTACTGGAAACAGATTTACGACACCAGTAATTGTAGTTGGTATAGAAATATATTCATTGGTAATATCAGATGCAGAAACTTGATGCTTTAGAAAAGTTCTCTCTGTGCCATCAAAATGATAATCACGGTAGAACTCCAAAGCGTCATCAATTCTATCTTGCATCTGGTCTTCATCAATGTTGATTTCAACTACTGGATGACCCAATCTGCGTAGGCAATATTTCTTTAATTCTGTTCTTGAGCGAGGATTAGCCATGTTAATAGTTCCAGTTTGTTTTGTTTTCTGGAACTATTTATATGTTTTGCAAACTATCCGAATACGATAGAGAATGCAATTGCTTTACCATTTACATCTGCACTTGTCGCTACAGAAGTTCCATTAACTTGAACATCGGTTGTTGCATTCAATGTTCCAGTAACCAAAACATGAGGAGATGCGTTTTTAACTTCTAATCTCTCTGTGCCGCCAACAACAACACGCCATTCGTTACCGTTGTGGAACTGGATGTAGGTGTCTGTGTCAGCATCATGAAAAATTCTATCACGAAGATAAATGTCTTCTACATCATTAATTACATTTGAGCCTAGCGTCAGCGTTCCATTAAGGGTCATCCCTGCAAAAGTAGGGCTGTTTCCTGTACCAACTGCTTGACCAATAGAAACGGCGTCAGCCGAAACTGTAACACCAGTGCCTGCACCAACATTAAGCGTTGTCGTTCCACTAGATGTGACTGTTCCCCCACCTGTCAAACCATTACCAGCACTGACTGTGTGTGATGTCACAGTACCAGTTGTGGTTGAGAAACCAGCATCGTTGTTGAAGATACTTAGTCCGATTTCGTTTGCGGCCTTTCTTCTATCTGCACCACCATCTAGAACAATAAACTCATCTGTTCCCACCATAGTGGCTGTCATGTCAGTGAGTTCAGACATATCAAGCGCAAGAGAGATTGTTCCTGATGATGTAACTGTGCCACCACCAGAAAGACCTGTGCCTGCTGAAACTCCAACTGATGTCACAGTTCCAGTTGTGGTAGAGAAACCAGCATCATTATTAAAGATACTTAGTCCGATTTCGTTCGCCGCTTTGCGTCTATCTTCGCCACCATCTAGAACAATAAACTCGTCTGTTCCAACCATCGTTGCGGTCATATCGGTCAACTCACTCATGTCTAGTGAAAGAGTATGTGTAGTTCCTTCACCAGTTGTCGCCGCAGATGAATCTATACCAGTTCCACCAGTGATTGTCGCAACATAGTTACCAGTTGTGTCTGTGCCCAGCGCAATACCGTTAGTGGTATTAAAGCCAGATATTGCAATATTACCTTTGGTAAGTTTTCTCTGAACATTAGAAGCATCGACAACAACAAAGAAGTCGCCGTCACCATCTGCGGTTGAGGTAGATAGTTCTGACAAGTCCAGTGTAATATTTGGTGTTGAACCTTCACCTGTTGCTGTAGTTGTATCGAGTCCAGTTCCTACTGTCAACGATGCAATGTAGTTGCCAGTTGTGTCTGTGCCTAGTGCAACTGAGTTTGGTTGAATGGTTGTTGCAATGGAAACAGCATTTGCGCTAAATGAACCCGAACCAGTTACATCTCCAGTAAGAGCGACTGTAGCAGTAGCACCTAGTTTCTGTCCAATATTAGTAGAAACTGTGGTAGCAAAGTTAGCATCGTCACCCAAAGCGGCGGCTAGTTCATTGAGAGTATCCAATGCCGCTGGAGCAGAATCTACAACACCAGCAACAGCATTATCAACATATGTCTTGTTAGCGGCGTCTGTTCCAGCACTTACTGTATCAATACCTTGAATACGACCTGTTCCACCAAGTGTAATGTCTCCACCAGAAACAGTCAAGTCTCCAGTAACAGTTACATTGTCTGGAAGACCAATAGTTACTGCGGCTGTCTCTGAACCAGAACCAGAAACTTCAACTTCGTTTGCAGTGCCTGCGATAGTCGCAACATAGTTACCAGTTGTATGTGTTCCCAAATCAACTGAGTTGTTTTGTTGAGTTACAGCAATCGAAACTGTATTACCTGAGAAAGCAGTAGGTCCACCAGCAACATCACCAGTGATTTGAACTGTAGCAGTTGCGCCCAGTCTTGCATTAGCAAGAGCGATGGTGTTTGCAACTTGCATTCTATCTGAAACAAGTGTGCGAATGGAAGTATTAGTTCCACTAATGCTTGTTAGAACATTATCAATACGGCCAGATTCAGTTGTCACCAAAGCACGAATAGCAGTGTTGGTGCCAGAAACACTTGTAAGAAGATTACTAATACGAGGATTTGTATTAGCGATATAAGAGTTTAGATTTGCCGTGACACTCGAATGTAATGCTTGCGTATTTGCTACTTGCATTCTATCATTGACTAAGTTTGTAATATCTCCTGTTCCAGAAATACTACTACCAGAAGGCAAAGTAATTGCACTACCTTGTGCTGTAATTGTAGCATCACCAAGATTAATACTAGTGCCTGATAGATAAATGTCTCTCCACCTTTGTGTATCACTACCCAAATCATAGGTAATGTTTGCAGATGGAATGAAATGTGCTGTGTGTTCACCAGAAGAATTTAGATTAGTAATTCTAGGATTAGTGTTAGCAATGTAGGAGTTTAGATTTGCAGTGACACTCGAATGTAATGCTTGAGTGTTAGCGACTTGCATTCTGTCATCAACATCAACACCTCTACCTACTTTGAAGCCACCGGCAGTAAATCCGTCATGCAATCTGAGTTGGTCAAGGTTGGTATCTACTGAAATTTCACCATTTGCACCAGTAAATGAATCATTTTGTGAGGTAGTACCTCTTCTAAACTGAACTTGAGTTGGCATTTATTTTCTCCTACTATGCGCCCACATATGCTTCGCTATCACCTAAGTTTGCTGTGTCTAATCTTCCAACAGGCTCCATGCAATCAAATGTCGTGTCAAGAGGAACACCGAAAGCATCAGTGGAATCGGCGCCTACAGTTAATCCACCATAGTCTCCGCCTGGAAATTGATTTGTTGTACTGTTTGTGAAACCACCACCTTGAGCCGATTGTAAATCAACAAAAGATAGTTGACCTGAGCCGTCAGTGGATATAATTTGGTTTTGATTTCCATCAGATGTAGGGAATGTAATTGCACCATTTGCAATGGTAAATCCACCAGTTCCCACAGAAAGGCTGTGTAGGTTAGCACCTACTTCAAATACAGAAGAGCCGTCAGATGAGAAGAGTTTCCCATCTCTAGTGTTAAGCGCAATTTCGCCTGCTGTAATATCACTAGTGGTCGGCGCCTTTCCTTGAACGGAACTGCGCT